TTGCGCTTGCCGCCTTGGCGATTCTCGTCGAGCAGCGCCTGTGTCTTGTCCCAGGTATCCTGGTCGATGATGGCCGTGTGCTCGCCTGGATACGTTTCTTTTTTGTGCTTGATCAAGCCGATGTAATGTGGATTGCGCAGCAGCGCGTAGAGCGGGCCGCGGTAGAAGTAGTTGCCGCCGCGGCTGACGACATTGTTCTCACGCATCCAGTCACGCAAGGTAGTGACGTTGCCGAGGTGCAGAAACTCACGGAAGATTGTGCGGACGGTTACAGCTTCTGTCTCGTTCAGCAGGAGTTTGTGGTCGCCATTCGAAGAGTAGCCAAGCGGAACGGTTCCGCCCATCCACATGCCTTTTTTCTTCGATGCGGCGATCTTGTCGCGAATGCGTTCGCCGGTGACCTCGCGCTCGAATTGCGCGAAGGAGAGCAACACGTTGAGCGTGAGCCGGCCCATCGATGAGGTCGTGTTGAACTGCTGGGTGACCGAGACGAAGCTAACCCCGCACTTGTCGAACTGCTCGACGAGCTTAGCAAAGTCGGCGAGCGAGCGGGTGAGGCGGTCGACTTTATAGACCACGACAACGTTGACCTTGCCGGAGTGAATTTCGGTCATCAACTCTTTCAATGCTGGCCTGTCCATGTTGCCGCCTGAAAAGCCGCCATCGTCGTAGTGCGTGGCAATGGCCTGCCAACCTTCGTGTTGCTGGCTTTTGATGTAGGCCTCACAGGCCTCGCGCTGGGCGTCGAGTGAATTGAAGGATTGCTCCAGGCCCTCTTCTGAGGACTTGCGCGTGTAGATGGCGCAGCGGATGCGTTGGATCATAGAATCGCTCGCTTTCCTGGCCTCTTGTAGCCGAAAAAGGTCGGCCCGGACCATTTGGTGCCGGTGATGATTTTGGCAATCTCGGTCAGGCTGCGATAGGTTTGGCCTTCGAATTCGTAGCCCGTGTTGAGCACAGTGACTTCGTGCAGCTTGCCGTTGTATTCGCGCACGTAGCGCGTGCCAACCTTGGGCCGAACCATCTGCTGGATGACGGATTTCTTGCCGCTGGCGTAGTCCTCGGCCAACTCGCGCAGCCGCTTCAGCGTGGGTTCCTTCAACCCGCCGAAGGCCAACTCCTGAACGCGGTAGGCAAGAATGGGGACGAGCATTTCCCGCCGTAGCTTTGCGCTCGGCGGGCGTTGGAACATTTCCTGCCATAGGCTTTGCAACTCTACTCGCGTCATCGTCGGCAGCTTGGCTAGTTGCGCTTCGACTTCCTGCTGTTTGGCGGCGTTGGTTTTGGCGGTCTTTTTCGGTGGCAATGGACTGGGCTCCTATAACCCAGTCCATTGCCGCTCTTGTGGGGTAGTAAGTCAAGCAAACACCCTCAGAAAAGAACGATCACTTTTGCCACTCAAACCAGGTCAAAAATCGTCAATTTGCAGTAGTTGCTCATGAAGTCCAGTGCCTGTGAAGTCGAGTCAACCTGATCGTCGAATTTGGTGCCGGGAAAGCCGGTGAGTTCGGCGAGGTAATCATCCAGCCATGGCGCAGAGGACGGCAGCCTTACTTGGCCCTGCTCGAACTTGATCGTCTGCGTCGCGAATCGCATCAGCTTATCGCAGCCTGGCTCTGGTTGATAGGCCTCGACACCATACATGCCACTACGCTTGAGTTCCTGCACGAGTGCCGTTCCTGATGCCTTGTCTTCAATGACCACTTTGTTTGGTCTGAACTTGTCGTAGAGTTCTTTGGCGACGCGCTTGAGCGATGGAAAGTCATGCCGTTGGCGATAGACGTGGAGCAGATAGTAGGTTTTGTGGGAGATGCCCCATGTGGTGCAAACGCTGTAGTCGTTCATGCGCTCGGCCTTGTTGGCCGTATCCCAGCTCTGCACGATCAGGCGGAACTCGGCAGGCTTTTCTTCTGGCAAATAGAATTTCAGCCAGCTGCGCTTGAGGATGCCTCCTTCGCGCGGAATCGGCGACTGCTGATACTGGCTCTGAAAGTTATAGTCGCCGATCGACTCGCGGATCGTTTGATAAGTTTCAATCGAGTCACGCTCCGGATGAAGTACCTGGCCAGCGTCGCGCTCAAGGATGCGTGGGCCAAAGAGGCTGTCAAATTCAAAGTGCTCATCCTCGGTGGCAATCGCCGGCAGCGAAAGCACATCCCACGCCTCGCGTTCAAGCAACGCACCGACCAGATCGTCCTCATGCAGGCGCTGCATGACAAGCACGATGGCGCCATTTGCCTTACTGTTGAGCCGGCTCAACAGCGTATTGAAGTACCAGTCGTTGGTCTTCTTGCGCTGAGCTTCTGAGAGGGCGTCCTCGGGCTTGAGTGGATCGTCGATGATGATAATGTCGGCGCCGCGGCCAGTGATGGGGCCACCCACAGAGACCGATAGGCGAAAGCCCTGCTTGGTCGTCATGAAATCCTCGACAGCTTTCTTCTCGATGGAAAGCGCGGTCTTAGGAAATAAGCTGCGGTAGAAGACGCTCGAAATCAGTGTGCGGCAGTCGCGCGCATGCTTGTCGGCCAAGTCCTGGCCGTAGCTGGCGCACAGAATTTGCTTGGATGGATCATGACCGAGCAGCCACGCTGGAAATGCGACGCTCGCCGCATGCGACTTGAGCGTGCGCGGCGGAATATTGATGATCAGCCGCTTGCAGTTGCCATGGCGGACCTGTTCGAGTTTGGCTGCGAGCAATTCGATATAGGCTCCAGGGATAAACTCGGTCTGCGGATTCAGTTCATAAAATGCACGTTCGATGAAGCTGGCGAAATTGTTACGCAGGATGGTTCGGAATTCTGCTTGCGTGAAATTCATAGGCTACTCCACCTCCGTCTTGTTGGTTGGCGCGAGCATGCTCATGCGCCGCAGCAGGTTTTGCATGGTGCGTTGATCGGCTTCTTGAACACCCTCGCTGCGTGAACCCGCGGCTGCGGAATCCTCCGAGCGCTGCACGAGCGTTAGAAATTCCCGCGAGGCGCGCAAGTCTCCCTGCGCCGATTTGTTGCCAAGCTGCATGATTGCAGCCTGCAACTTCGAAACAGTGCGCGCACCGCTCGGGCCATTGATGCGCACTGGCTGGCGACTCTCCTTGAGCACCAGCGTCGCCAGATTCTTTGAGCCTTTTGGCCGCCCTCGTGGATTGCCGGAACGACCTCTGGCGAACTGCGTCTCCTTGGGCGGCTTACCATAGCCCACTTCGTAGTCTGCGTCCATCTCATCCATGAGCTACCACCTCCTCGCGGCGTTGTTCCTGTTCAATCACATCGAAGGTTTTTCCGGTTTCAGAGAGAATCGCTTTTTCGCCTGTGTATTTCTGCCAGCGGCGAATCGCCACGTCAACATAGAGTGGATCGATCTCGATGCCGCAGCAAACACGGCCCACACGCTCAGCGGCCATCAGTGTGGTGCCCGAGCCGAGGAAGGCATCGAGCACGATTTCGCCACGGGCAGTGCAGTCGAGGATGGCGTCGGCGACCATCGTTACCGGCTTGACCGTCGGATGCAGCGCCAGTAGGTTGCCCTCTTCGCCTTGCTTCGAAAGCGTGTGAATGCCTGGATACTGCCAGACGTTGGTCCGATAGCGCCCATATTGGCCAAGCTGTATGTTGTTGCGATGAGTCTTGCCTTTGCGGAAGACCAGTACCAACTCATGTTGCGAGCGATAGAAGCTGCCCATGCCGCCGTTGTCCTTCACCCACACGCAGAGATTAAGGAACTCGTCGTAGTTCTGGCGGCCTGCTGCGAGCATCTCGCCGAGATGCCGCCAGTCGATGCAGAGGTAGTGAACTGAACTCGCCGCGCTGAACTGCGCCAGCAGCCGCAGGCTGTTGTTGAGGAAGGTCAGAAACTCGCTTTCGCTCATCTCGCCAGAGGCCATGGCAAACTCACGGTGCTTCACGGCGCCATTGCCGCAGACGTGCCCGTCAATTCTGACGTTGTACGGCGGATCGGTAAAGACCACCGCCGCACGCCGACTGCCCATCAACATTTGATAGCTTGAATCGTGGAGCGAATTGCCGCAGTGAACGCGATGCTTGCCGAGCTGCCAGAGGTCGCCCGGCCGCGTGATTGCCTCATGGCTAGTGTCAATCGACGGCAGTTCGTCCTCAGGAGCCGACACCTGCTTCGCCCCTTCGAGAAGCACGTCGATTTCAGCAATCTCAAAGCCGGTGATCGTGACGTCGAAGTCAAGATTGTCGAGCGTCAATAGGTATTGAAGTTCGTCAGCCAGCGTCGCCTCGTCCCAACCGGCGTTCTCCGCAAGCTTATTGTCGGCGATGACGTAGGCCCGAATCTGCTCCTCGGTCATCTGGTCGAGCCGAATCGTCGGCACCTCGGCCATGCCAAGCGATTTCGCCGCTTCCACACGCCCATGGCCGGCGATAATGCGATTCTTCGAGTCGATAAGCACCGGATTCGTAAACCCAAAGACCCGGATGCTCTCAGCAATCTGCCGAATCTGATGCTTCGAGTGCGTTCTGGCATTGTTGGGGTGGGGTTGAAGTTGGTTTGGGTTTTGGTAGACAACGTCGAGTTTCATGGTGGTTGGCGTATTCAAATCAGATTCCTCGTTTGACAGGGGTATTGGCCGCCATGCCTGGCAGCGGTTACAGTTGGCCGCACCGCCCCATGAAGTCCAGCGGTAGGCGAATAGTGTGGTTGTCAGTTTTTTGCAAAGGCACCGACCCGGGGTGCGCGCTAAAGCCAATTGAAGGGCAAACAGACGTCCACAGAGGCGCGTTCGCCGCGTCGCACCGCGACTCGAGGATTGTGGAATGTAAGCGGAAATTCGTAAGAAATGCTCAGAGCCTGGCCGAATATGCCCAGAAATAGAAAAGGAACCGCAAAGCGGTTCCAGGCAGAGTATAGATACAACCATCGTGTCGTTACAGGCTCACTGAGCCACGCGGCGGTCGATTTGGCGTTATGGCCCCAAAATGGCCATGCGAGCGTCTGATTTTACCGAGCACCAGACAGTCGGCTGTCGTTTTTCGCTCTGAGCGATAATTCCCGCCCAATTTCGACTTGATTATAGCGCGACTTCAGTGGGACTTCAAGCACCCGCCCGAAAAACACAAATATGTATGAAGGATTCAGTAACCTATTTTACATCAACAAATTGAAGAAAATAGCGATCTGGCGAAATGCCGGTGGCAATTGCCGCCGACCTGGCTTTGTGGCATCAACCTGGATGCTTGGTCAACTTTAAGTCGGCTCATCGGAATTTGGACCTGAGCTTTCTTTCATCCGACCTGCAGGGTCTGCTGTCACCCTGCCGCCGATGTATGTATTTCACTGGGGACTAGCGCGCGCATAATTTGGCAATAGGAGAACATATGAAGAATATGGTGTGGTCTGGCCGATCTGTGATTCAAGAAACGAACAAGTTGGTGTTTTTCGCGTTTCTCACCAATGTGGTGAATTGTGGTGATACACTTCATACGAGTGAGTGGACCGTGACCAGAGGCGCAAACCGAAAAGAAAGAACTCCGGTCGAGGGGACGACGGTGCGTGCCACCATCAGCTTCCCGTCTGAGATCTACCAAACGCTTGAGGATATGGCTCGACAGAAAAAAGTGTCGCTTGCCTGGATCGTGCGTGAGGCGAGCGAACAATATATCGCGGACAAGTGGCCGCTGCTCGCACCGAAGAAGGGAGCGTAGACTTTGTGGTGGACTCGCTCACTCCCAAGGAACGTTCCGAAATTATGGCGCGCGTGCGAGCTAAGGACACTCGCCCCGAGATGGCGGTCCGTAGACTCATTTTTGCCTTGGGTTTTCGCTACCGGTTGCACGAGAGAAAGCTACCAGGTTGTCCCGATCTCGTTTTTCGGTCGAGGCGCAAGGTCATCTTCGTGCATGGATGTTTCTGGCACCGTCACACAAATTGCGCGCTCGCTCGCATACCCAAGTCGCGAGTTGATTTCTGGACCGCGAAGCTGGAGGGAAACCGTCAACGAGACGAGCGAAACAAGCGGGCGCTTACGCGTGAGGGGTGGAAGGTGTTGATCATTTGGGAATGTCAGATTGCGGACGCGGCCCGTCTCGAAGCGCGGATCAGGAGGTTTCTTGATGCGTAGCGTTGAGCTTTTTGCAGGCGCGGGAGGGCTGGCCATCGGAATGGCCAAAGCGGGATTTCATCACGCCGCAGTCGTCGAATGGAATTCAGACGCATGCGAGACATTCCGTGAGAATCAACGCCGCCACACTCATCTCGTAGGGGAATGGCCGCTGCACGAGGGCGACGTACGAACCTTCGATTACGGCACAATATCGGACGATGTCATGGTGGTGTCTGGCGGACCTCCCTGCCAGCCATTCTCGATGGGTGGGAAGCATCGTGGTTACCACGATGAGCGCGATATGTTTCCCGAAGCCGTCCGTGCCGTGCGCGAATTGCGGCCCAAAGCCTTCATCTTCGAAAACGTGAAGGGGCTGAAACGCGACACTTTTGCAACCTATTTTGAATACATTCGCCTTCAACTCACATATCCTGGCCTCGGTAGGCGCACTGGCGAGACATGGCGCGAGCATTGCCGCCGCCTTGAACGGCACCACACGGCGAGTCATGGCGGCGCCGAATATAACGTCGTGTCCGAGTTGCTGAACGCGGCGAACTATGGAGTGCCGCAGCGCCGCGAGCGGGTATTCATTGTCGGTTTCCGCTCGGATCTCGGAGTTGGCTGGAGCTTTCCCAAAGCGACGCATTCCGCTGAGGAATTGCTCCGTTCCAAATGGATCGTCGGGGACTATTGGGATAGGCACATGGTCGCGAAAAATAACCGCCCCACGCCTGATTGGCGTGTGATGACCCGCGTGGAGCGGCTTAAGATCGACGAATTACTAGCGGAGG